CCTTACCTTCCGAGCAATTGCTTTCGGTTGAGCCACAAACTGCTTGCCCTTAGCCTTGCCCTTTCGTTTAGCTCTGGTTGTAGCTGCATATTCAGCATCACTAAGAGCAGCGATAGCCTTAGCAGGTAAGTAGCGCTCACCAGTCTCACTAGACTTTTTGCCAGACTTGGTGCGCCACTTCTGCTTGCCCCAATTCATTAATGACTTTTGAGGCGCTCTCATTAGTTCGTCTTAGGCTTATACAAAGAGCGTTTAGAATACTCTTGAGGCATCATCATTCTGCCACCAGCGCCGCCACTCATAGTTCTAGTCTTAATGCGCTTTGTTTTTGCCTCGCCTGTATTTCTGTCACGAGTTTGATTCTTGGGGTCACTTTCCATTTTTTCTTTTGAAATATCGTTCAAAAGAGTAGTGGCTTTTTTCTTAATAGCACGCTCATCGCTTGCTAGGTCTCTATTCGTAGCTCTCTGAGGCCCGTCATCACCTTGAATAACAACTTCTTTCTTAGGGTTTTTCATTAAAGCATCAATGCTTTTCTTAGCAGAAATTATTGCTCGGCGAAGATATTTAATTTTGTCTTTTTCTTTTTTAAGGTTGCCGAAATCTTCATTAAATCTATCCATAAGATCCATTATTTATATCCTCCACCAGCAGCCTTNTACCGCTTTGCTAATAGTTGCGCNTTCCTTGCTGACCACTTGCCAGCAGCAGTNCCCTGAACGTTAGCACGCCTTTATGCGCTGAAACAAAGACTTNCGCATCTTAGGTTTAGTATAATTACCCGCCGCATTAACAGCCATTACTTCTTCTTTCCACTCGGCTTCTGCTTGGGAGGGCGACCAACCTTGGTTCCATAAGTTCCTTTACCTTTAGGCATTATGCTTTCCCCTTATTCCGTTTGCTGATTGCTCTTGCCTTTGCCTTTGCGTCTGCTTTGCTGCTTGCGCCCCACGCTCTTAGGCTTAGAAGTAATCTCGTCGGCTTGCCCTTGCTGTCGCGCTCCGGTCCCGCCATCCCGCCCATCCTTGCTAAGAAGCTGGCCCTTCTTGGATTGTCTCCGCTTTTTACCGGCGGTCTTAACGTACCCTTCTTGTAACTCGCGCGACCCTTGGCATTCAACCCGCCCTTCGGGTTCTTGCCTTCCTTCCGTGTCCAAGCTGGTGTTCTTGACATGATGAATCCTTACAGCACTAAGAACGCCAACCCTCACTAATCAGCACTCTTATTAATATGTTTCCCCTGCTTATCCCACATAGCCTCTATCGCCTTAGCTTGCTTCAAAAGCGACTGATACCGAGGATGCTTATCACGCGCATACTCAACAACCTTCCTAGAAGTATTCCGATACCGCCTCAACATCTTATCAACAGTAGTAGCGCCAACCTCATCCTTAGCAGCGTCACCAACCATCTCCTCATACTCAGCAAGCTCAGAACTCAAACGCTCATAACGCTGGTCAATAGTCTCAGGCTTCTTCTTAGGTCTAATCATAATTTGCCTATAGCAGATAAAATATTTTTAGGCGAACCTTTTTTAAGAAAAATGTTAGTTGGGGACCACTAGCAACAATGTCGGTCTAAGTTTTGACCCCGCCCCCCTAACACAGTCAGCATTCTGTGTATCGCATAGCAGGGAAATTGAGCCGACGACGACAGGAGGAGGAGGCGAACTCAAGTGAGTGCGGTAGCACACAGCTAACCCAGATCTATGGTAACTCTTATATCACCAGCCACTTGTACCTGTGATCTATCAATAGGCTTATAGCCAGCGCGATCCAATAGATCCTTGCTTGCTTCTAGCTGAACGTACTCAGACTTTGCACCCATAGCTAACCGCCTAACTGTACCAGCTGCTAGGGTAGCGCTAAGCCCAAACTCCTCATTCATCCTAGTCATCAGGTACTGCTGCACATGAGGGAGCTTCATAGTCTTGGTAGCAGTTACTCTTCCGGACTCACCTGAGCTATATCCAGCTATCTCTGCTGCCTTTGCTATAGTACAACCGTTTGCTACAATGGTGTCAACTAATGCTGTCTGTCGTTTAGTAAGCTTACGTAATTTAGGAACGTTCATCGTATATCTCCATTGGCTGGCCCCCCTTCCCTCTTCCCCCCATTTGGACACTATTCTTTGGTGTTGTGTCAATAGGTGACGTTACGTCATAATGCGCTAAACACTAGATGTTGTGGTTGTTTGCTATTGACGCACTATTTGGACAATGACCTTTGCTACGATACAACAGCTTGCCGTTACGATAGCTCATCCACATTTCCTCTCCGCATCTTGGTAGGGTCATTGCAAGGTGAAAGGTAGCTGGCTGTTAACCAATGGCTTACACCATTGGGCCAGCAAGCCGGGGGAACATTGCCTTGTTCCCCCAGCTTGACGCTTCCCCTATATGGCTAAAGTAAATAGAAAAGATAAGTAATAGCCCCCCCTAACCCCCCAAGGGGGGAATATTGAACCAACGCCGAAGCTCGCGTCTGGCCCCCACCGTCATGGAATAGCCAGAACCCCGAGTCAAGACGGACGTAGTTGCGACTTGACTCGAGAACCGTGCCTATTCCCCGTCGGCGTTGTCCAGCCCCTCACTTCGGGTTGGATCAATATGAACGATAATTGAAACACTAGCTATATATTGGAGAAGAAAATGGCTAAATCTAAGGTTGATACATTAGCATTGGAAGCAACAGAGAATAACACCGTTGCAATTGATGATAGCGCACAAAGCTTTGACGTGCGTGACATGGCACTTGACGCGGTTGACACACTGCTCACCGCCTATGGTACGACAGAATACCAAACCGAGAACCTAGCACGGCAAATGGTGCAAGGCGTTGAATTTTTGCTTTATGGTCGCGGCCAGTTCAAAGGTAAGAGTTCGCAGGTTACCGAATATCACACGCAGCTAATAAAGCACGAAGATGACATGTCGAAGGACGTAGCAGGAGCCGAGCAAAAACACGCCATGACATCGCGCAACCTTGACCGCGCACAAGCAGAGGAACGCGACCTGCAGTTATTGATGGCGGTTTACAAAGACGCCTATCAAATGGCGACCGGCAACCCGTATGTTCCACTTGGCAACAAGAAGCCGGAAGCAAAGATATTAACCGCAGCCGAGCGCTTAGCCGCTAAGAAACGCGCGTGATTATACGCACAAACCTAGCGCGATTTATACCGCGCTGGGTTCCCGTTAAGATCCTACCAATTAGGATAGGACTAAACATAGAGAAATGGTCAAAGATCACATTATAAAGCAGGGGGGTTGGAAACAGCCCCCCAAAAATTTTTCCGCTCGCTTCGCTCGCTTTGTGAAGGTGAATAGAGTCTGGCTGTTAACCTCGTTTACACTCGGGCCAGACACACCGGATAAAGTGCAGTCGAAGATGGAAGATGTGGAAGGTATGGAGGTTTATTGGGAGAGAGGAGGCTTAAACTCTTGTGTGTGCGCGGCGCTGTGCTGGCGTACACACGTTAATAAGAATTAGAATTTAAATTAAATGACGTAACGTCACTAATGACAATAGCTATTAATGTTGCAATGATGCAAGTCCAAGCTATTGATAACCAAGGAGAACTAATATGTATGCAACTCTATCATTGCACGACATCACTAACATCACAATAGATGAGCGTATTCATGCATCTTATGTAACTAGAAAGCTAACAATGACAAACAAGAATGGTGACAAAGCTTTTATTACTTTTTTTGCAGATGACCGTAACGCGTTAACTTTTAATTACAATCCAATCGAAGACACTAGGGAGAATGCAGCATGAAACATTTCAGAATGGATGACTTCAACTTTCCCGTTGAGTCACAGCCTGTCTTCGATGCAGCTGGCATTGAAATAGCTGGGCATCAGAACATTGTGCGCCTTGATACTGGCGCATCAATGGGCTTGCACAAGTCACGCTACAAGATCGTATCACACGATGATGTTGTAAACTCTGTGCTTGATGGCGTGAAAGCAGCCAACTTATCTGACGATTACGAAGTAAGCGTTGACGTCTTTGAGAATGGTCGCAAGCTTAGAGGTGAGATACTATTTAATAATCTTACCGTTGAGCCAGAGGTAGGTGACTACGTTAAGTATCGTGCCACCTTCTCTAATAGCTACGATGCATCATGGCCCTTTGCTCAAGCAGCAAGTGGCTTGCGTCTCTGGTGCTTGAATGGTTGCACCACAGCAGATGCTATAGCATTCAGCCGATACAAGCACACCGCATCTATCAATGTAGATGGATCAGCAGCCAAGATTGTTACCGGCCTTGAGCATTTCAAAGATCAGAAAGATGTATGGCAGTCTTGGATGAAGACCAAGGTTGANCATGATCAAGTCGAATCATTCCTCAAGAAGACTGTGGCAAAAGCGTACACGCGCCAGCAAGCANCAAGCAAGACGAATGAAAAGCAGCTAGAAAATCTTCTTGGTATTTGGAATGATGAGCGCAGCAGCTTAGGCTCAAACAAGTGGGCCTTGTATAACTGCTTAACATATTGGGCAACACATACTGGTGAGCTTAAATCACCTCACACTGCGCGTTATGAACGCGAAGCCAAGATCGCTAGTGCAATGAAGACTAGGCAATGGGAGGAGATGGTTTGACTTACGGTAAAGTTTACAAAAAGAAAAGCACTTGGTGGTATAGTAAACAATCAAACAATAGTGAACTTATATTATCAACTAAACATAGAACACAGGGTGATGCATGGACAGCTGCTGCCTTAGATTTAAAAGAAGGTAGAATCAACAAGCTCTATGTACATCATGGCACTGGTTCTTTGAAGGAAATCATGTCGTATGATTTAAAATATAATTGGGAGAAAGTATCATGAATATGAATCGTGTTCAGCTTGAATGGATGGCTGATACATTTGGGCCAATGGTAGGTTGGCCCACTCAACTCAATCAAATTGCAGATGAATTGCAGAAAGCAAACCCAAACTTCAACAGAGATAAATGGTTGCGTAGAGCAACAGATGCTTGGGAAGAAAACTATGATCCACTGCATGTAGATGATGAGATTCCGTATTGATATGGATATCATATACGCCCCATGCCCTGACTGTGATGGTCGGGGCTATCAAGATCGGTATGTATTTTCTATGTTTGCTGGTGAGTATCAAGCTGGTGAGCTAGTAAAAGATGGCATCAAAGACTGCATTGAATGTGGATCGCAGGGTGAAGTGCCGCTTGATCTTGACTTTGAGGATTGATTAGCTGCATTAATGCAGTATGAAATCATACCTTAAACACATCGAAGACACAGCAGCGGGGCATGACGTCTCGCTGTTGAAAGCATTTAAACAAGCTGACATTCCAACGTCAACTTATTACAGAACAATCAAAGGTGAGACTGAGCTAAGGTATGATACAGCAGTGAAAGTATTTCATGCCATCGAATACATCCACGCAGCCAATGAAGCCCGAAAGCAATCTGAAGAACTACGAAAGATTGGTAAGCCTTTTAGTAGCCGCACGGTACAAGCAAAGTTTAAGTCAAGAAGCCTTAGCTCATAGCATAGGCTGCGCGACTTCACTGGTACACAAGTGGGAAACGCACAAGCGTATTCCCTCTGGGTTCATGTTAATATGCTGGCTTGACGCATTGGATCATTCAATTGAAATCAAAGAGAAGTGACTCAATAAATTGCATTGCATGTCAAACAAAAACAACTTGGTTCGTTGCAGTGCTAAAACAAAACAGCAAAGGCACAATGGAAAAGCATTGGTTCATTTGCTTGCACTGTTACGAGGAAGATAAATGGCAAACCGTAACAAGATCAAAGGAACTTACCACGAAAAGTGGTTCGTCGACTGGCTCACGAAAGCGCAGATCAAAGCGAAACGCCAGCCCCTCAGCGGCAGCTTGGGGGGAGAGTATAGCGGCGACATCAAGCTTGAACTCTTCGGGCAAGAACTGGTGGGAGAAGTAAAGTACAGGGACAAATCAAACTTCCCTAGCCCATTTAAAGTATTAGAAGGCAGAGACATTGCCTTTTATAAACGGCGGTCTGGAGAACCGCAAACAGTGGTCATCATGAGTGGTGATCAATTCCTAAAGCTAATGGAGAACGCAAATGGAAAAACAGAATGAAGCTATTAAGGCTTACCTAGAAGCTGGCAACTCTATCACAGGTATGGTTGCGCTAGAAAAATTTGGATGCTGGTCACTGCCCCGCCGCATCTGTGATTTAAAAGAACAGGGCGTTGCAATTGATAGCCAGTTTATCAAACTTAATAACGGCAAACGCATTAAAGAATATTGGTTGGCAACATGAAGAAACCTAAGTCTGTATATCAAGCTGTTCAAGGTGATGTCTGGTCTGCACACATCAGCAAAGCTACAAGCTCACCTCACTATGCTAAAGAATACAAGCGTTCTAACTATGTGTTGGACACGCTTGAGATCAACGCTCGCCGCATCAAGAACGGCGAAGCGGTGGGCGCAAGCTTTCTCAAAGGCAAAGTAAAAGAACAGCTATTGGCTGAGACTGACTTAACTGAGTCTGACTTCAAAAAATATTTTGACTAAGCTGCATATATGCAGTAGTCTAAGCCTTATAATAAAAGGAGAACTCAATGGAACGCAAAGGTTTCATCGGCGGCAGTGACTGCGTAAAAATTATGAATGGCGAATGGCAAGAGCTATGGGCCATCAAGACTGGCAGAATGGAGCCAGAAGATCTGTCTGATAATATAGCTGTGCAGCTTGGCTCTGTTACTGAAGACTTTAACCTTGGCTGGTTTGAAAAAAGATACAAGTGCGTGTTGTCAGATCATCAGCGCGAGTATGAAATGATGCTTGGCAATGTGCCAGCCAAAGGAACTATAGATGCCAAGTGGAATGATGACATTGTAGAGGCCAAGCATACGAATGCTTTTAATAATATGGAGGATATCGTTAAGAGATACCTTCCTCAAATACAATTGTACTGTCACCTTGCAGACCTTGATGGCGCATATCTTTCAGTCATCTTTGGTAACAGCAAGTGGGAGGGTACTCATGTCAGCTACAACGCAGACTATTTCAATTCTATGTGGGCGGTGGTGTCAGACTTCTGGGGTTACGTTGCTCGCAACGAAGAACCGATTGATATTCAAACGCCAGAAATATCAACGAACCAGATTGAAGTGGATAAAATGGTGGTACGAAACGCCAGCACAGACAACCAGTTTGTCGACGCTGCCGTTACATACATCCAAGGGTTTGAAGCCAACCGCGTGTTTGAAAACGCAAAGAAAGATCTCAAAGGAATGGTCGCAGCAAACGAAAGAGAAGTGTACTGTGATCAACTTTCCCTCAAGAGAGACAAGCGGGGATCACTCCGCATAACAAGGAGAACCAAATGAATATGAAGCATTGGGATAATTTATCCAAATCAGATCCAAAGTATCTAAAGCAAGTAAGCTTTGGGTCGCGCAGCTTTACAGCTATTGATCCACAGTATCAGGTCAGAATGATGACCGAAGAGTTTGGTGCAGTAGGTGAGGGCTGGGGCTGGCACAACACAACTGAGGTTGTGCATGTCAGCAACGGAGATAGCGCTGTGCTAGCGCATGTGTCTGTCTGGCACGGTACACCGGCCAATACCTTTGGCCCGTTTACTGGATGCCGTAAATTCTTTGACGCTGCCAAAGGCCGCATGGCTGAAGATGCGCCCAAGATGGCAGTCACCGATGGTTTGACCAAGGCACTGTCGCACCTTGGCTGTAATGCTGACGTCTTCTTAGGTGAGATGGATGGCAATAAGTATGCAGCAGATAGCGGCAACAAATCAGCCGGCAATAGCTGGTAAACAAAAGGAGCCAGAAGCATGGCAGAGTACGACAACAATAACACAGGCGCAGCCTTCACACCGTTTCCATCACAGCAAATGATCTTGCAGGGTAAGATCAACGTTGATGGTACAGATTCAAAGATCGTCTTGGTCAAAGATGAAACGCGTGATGGTCGCCAGATTATCGAAGTGTACCAGAAGATGGGTACATTCTTTGAGAATGATAAAAAGTCTAATGCCGCAGCGCCAGATTACTCTGGCCCACTTGGTGATGCCAAGCGCATTGCCGGTTGGCGCAAGATGAAAGACAACAAACCATATATGTCTTTTCAGATTAGCGACAAGCAAGACGGACAAGGTACACAGCAAAGCAGTGACCCCTTGCAAAGTGATGCAATACCATTCTAAGATGGTGTTGTTCTCCGAGGTACTTCTCCCAAATCTGTCTACCTCACAACTGCAGGGCTTTTATAGCCCTGCTTTTTTTTGGAGTAACGTATGACCAATCTTGAAAAGATGATGGCCGATGCCAAGGGCTGCAATGAAAGGCTCAAAGAAATCAATGGGCTTTCAAGAAGAAAGCCAAAGGCAGAGCCGACATCCAAAGAGCCACATCAAGGCTACGGCGAAGGGTGGCGCAATAAACCTTTGACTGACGATGAGCTTGCCGACATAAAATATTTTAGAAGAAGAGGCTGGTGCGTCACATCAATAGCTATGTTTCTAGGCATAAGCAAAAGCACAGTGGAGAAATACAAATGATTAAAACATGGATTGTAATTATGGTTTTTTCATCACCGTATGAATGCGCTGACTTCATAGAAAAATATCCACACAATTTATATGGCCCAGCGCAATGCATTATTCAGTATGAAGAAACAGATATTGTAAGACCTAAGCGCAGACCACAGCAGGAGAACAAGTAATGAAAGCTAAAATTAAAATATGGGATGAAGATCGTGCACCAGTTGCAGAATTAATTGTCCCTCGCGATTCATCTTATACATTAAGTACAGATGCATTTGTTGCTCGTTGTTGGGAGGCCGCGGATAAGCTGGCTCTTATTTTCACACCTTCAGATGAGTGGGGGATGGAAATGGTTATTACCTGTGACTTTACCGGAATGGAGGATGAATAATGGAAGTAACGCCAGCGCATAAAGTAGAGCTAGACTTCCTCAAGCGCAGAGTTGATCGCCTGATTGATGAAGA